GTTCGATCAACTGCTTCCTAAGGAATCCTTAGTAAGCGGTGATTACGAATCTGCCACCGATCTTCTCCTGAGTGAGGTCAGCTCGACGGTTCTCAGAGGTTTCAAAGCCCCTGATATCGCACGCATGATGGGAAGCCGTATGGGACCCGACGGAAGCCTACAAAGAGGCGCAGTTAGGTATCGAATCAATCCTGACCGCGCCGAGGGCTCTACCCCGGACTGCGACGACTACTGGGTTAAATACTACCCTAGTTATCGTCCAATGATCGACCCGAGACTGTGGTTCCCCATGGAGCAAGCTCTTACAGGGCACACTCTATGGTTTAAGGACCAAGAGACCGGTCAGCTGGAGTCTTTCCCCCAGAAGAATGGCCAATTGATGGGATCCTTTATCTCATTTCCTGTGCTCTGTGTGGCTAATGCTGCTATCTGCCGTATGGCGGTAGAGGCGAGTCGTGGTCAGCGTCTGACGCTGTTCCAGACCCCGATGGTCATCAACGGGGATGACTGCCTCTTTCCGTCTACTCCTGAAGGCTATGACCTGTGGAAGCGGGCCGGTCGCGCGATTGGGCTCAAGCCCAGCGTTGGTAAGAATTACGTCTCGAAGTCGTTCGCTGTCATAAACAGTAACGAATTCAGGCGTCACCCTACTGAGCTGGGCCTTACAAGCCTTGTCACGCAAACCGGGTACCACAACCTAGGTATCATCTTCGGGAACCAGCGTTCGAGCTCGACTCGCGATGACGAACAACTCCCTGGGCCCCTTGCGGGGTCCTGGGCGAAGTTTGAGTCACGCCAGCCGGGCTTAGATCTCGAGCGCTGGAGATCACGGTTCCTCAAGCAGCGAATGCCCCTTCTGCGCCGCCTGCCCAATTCATGGGCCCTTCCGGCCCGTATGGGTGGTCTTGGTCTCGTCAAGAGGCCGCTCACTTGGTTTGAAAACAAGTGGGCGACCTACTGGCGCGACCATCCGACTGCCCGTATCGGCCTTGAGGCCTTCACAGTCACACCCTACAAG